CAGCTACACGAAGTAAAGTCGAAAATATGGATAAACGACTTGTTGTGGTTGAGCAATCGGTCAAATCTGCTCATCATAGGATAGACAGATTAGAGGGTAAGGAGGTAAGGCAAGATGCTTGATGATATTAAAAACAAGGCTTTTTGGAAAGCCACAGTTATAAGAGCAATAAAGACTATATGTCAGACAGCTATTGCCACTATTGGCACAGCTAGTCTTATTTCGGAAGTGAATTGGTTAGTTGTTGCAAGTGCTAGTCTGCTTGCCGGAATACTGTCTGTACTAACTTCAATAGTTACAGGTTTACCAGAGGTTGAATAAGTATGCGTCAATTAAAGAAAAACAAGCAAACTTTATATTACAGTAATTATGTTAGCAATATTCCTGTCTACGAATATGACGAAGATGGAAACATCTTAACCACAGACGTAGATGGAGAAACAGTTGAATGTGTTACTTACAAGGATGGTTATTCAACACCAGAGAAGTTTGAGGCTAATATTAGTTTCAATTCTGGTGATACAAGACTTGCAGAATATGGACTTAACACAGGCGACTATAATGCGATCATAAGTGCTGATAAAGGCAAGTTTCCTTTTGACGAAAAAACTCTTATTTGGCACACGTCAGAACCATCTTATGATGAACATGACAATGTTAAGCCTGAGAGTGCAGATTATAGAATAGTGGCGATTAAAACGTCATTAAATGAGGAACGATTTATCCTCAAAAAGCGAGTTGATGATGAATGAAAACTTTAAAAATAGAATTAGGTGACGATTCACTTGACAAGGCAATAACCGAGTTACAAGGATACAGAGAACGGTTAAACAATCGTCTTGAAATCCTTGTGGGTGAATTAACACAAGATGGTGTGGAAATTGCAAGAATAAAGGTTGCAGCATCACAGGGCGACAGTACAGATGCATATGTAGATTATATGGTTGATTCCACAGGCGAGATAATCAAAGCAAGTATTTTTTTACAAGGTACAGAGGCTTTGTTCATCGAGTTTGGTGCTGGTATTGCTTACAATACAGGGTTTCAACACCCATATGCTGACGAGTTTGGCTATGGAGTTGGCACTTATCCTAGTAAGCATCCACCTAACAAGGCAATGAACCCCGGTTATTGGTACTATCGTGATGAAAGTAAAAACCTACATAAATCAGTTGGTACTGAAGCAACAATGCCGATATTCCATGCTGGTCAGACCATACGAAACAACCTAATTCAAAAAGCGATTGATAATTTTATGCGAGGATAAACTTATGGAACTACAACAGATGGAAAGCATTATAACAACACAACTTAAGGTCAGAGTACCAAGGTTGTTAGATAATGCATATCCTGACATTTCATTTACAAACGAAATAAGCGATAAGACACCTAGTTTTCCAAACGTGTATATCCATGAGTTAGAAGCAAACGAAATTGGAAACAGTTTAATGAATCAGACAATACACGCTATACGAAATACTTATCAGATAGATGTAACGACAAACACTACCAAGTCAGATGCCAAAAAAGTGGCAAATGCGTGTGTAAAGGCAATGAAGGCGTTAAGTTTTTCCGTTACCTATATGCCGATATACACAAAGGTTAACAATGTGCATCGTTACATAATCCGCGCACAACGGATAGTTGCGAGTGGAGACAACTTTATAAACTAAAAAATAGCATCCGAAAGGGTGCTTTTTTAATGCAATAAGGAGGAAATACAAATGCCAGCAATAGATTTGAGTACAATTGGCGCTCGTTTTGGCTATGCATTTGAAACAACAGCCGGAACAAGACCATCAGCATTTACAAACATTCCAAATCCTAAGAGTATTCCTGAGTTCAACCCAGAGCCAAACACAGGCGAAACTACCTCTCTTAACAATGAAGAGTATACAAGTTATATTCCTCTTCTTAAGGACCTTGGTGGCGCACTTGGATTTGGTATGGGAATGTCACAGGCACTTCTCGATGATTGGAATGAAATGTGTGACACAACAGAAACAAACGAGGCAACAGGAAAGAGAACATGGTTCTGCATTTATCATCCAGGTCTTGACAAGTCTCTTGTATTTACAGGAAAGCCGGTAAAACTTGGTATGCCTACTATGGAAGTTAATACTGTATGGGACACCACAGTTTATATAGCACCTACAAATGAGCCTGAATGGATTACGGCTGTTAAGCCAACCGATCCTGTTAGTGCTTAAGGTATTGAAGTTAATACCTACAATTCAAACGGAATAACCAATTTTAGACGCGGTAGTTCATAGAGGATTGCCGCGTCTTTTTTATTAACGGAGGATACAAAAATGGAAAAATTCACATTAAACGAAAGAGTATATCAGGCAAAGGAACTTGATTTTAATTTTATATGTACTTTAGGAGAAAACAATATTGATTTGTCAGACATAGGTAAGAAAATGCTTCCAGCACTTAGATGTTACGTTGCATATTGTATGGATGCTGATGTAGAGGTCGCCGGATCAGAAATTAATGCACACGTCATAAAGGGTGGAAAACTTGACGATGTTATAAACGTATTTAATACCAAAGCAGAGGAATCTGATTTTTTTCAGGCGTTGGGCAAGACGGAGAGTCAGGAGAATACAACAACGAAGAAAAGCAAGAAAGACGAGGAAGCATAAGAATACGTCTGTTCGAGACATGGTTTCCAACGTGCCATCAGTTCGGGATGAGCGAGGAACAGTTTTGGCGTTCAAACCCAAGGATAATTAAGGTTTGGGAAGAAGCGTGGAAAAACGAACAGAACAGAACAAATCAGCTTATTCATGCTTATGTAGGTAATTACATTATGAGTGCTATGACAACATCATTAGCACAAATTTTAGTGCCTATGTTTAGCAAAAACAAAAAAAGTCAAGCAAGTTATATTGAGGAACCCATACAGTTATTTGAAAAAACTGAGGATGAAAAGAAAGCCGAGTACGATTTAATGACACAAAGGTTTATTGCATGGGGTAACTCATTAATTAAGAACTACAAAAAGCCTGATAATTAAAATATCGGGGAAAGGAGGTTGGCTTAATGTCTAATGTGACAATAGATAAAATTCAGATTGAGATAGAAGCATCTGCCGGAAAAGCGGATAAGGCCATAAAAGTCTTAGAAACAAATCTGAAAACACTAAGGTCGGCGTTAAGTGGATTTAATACGTCAGGAATTGACAATGTGACAAATAGTCTGAATAAGGCAGCAACCGCAGCTGAAAACCTGAATAAAAATCCAATATCGCCAAAAGTCAACACTTCGGGAATTTCAAGTGCTGAGAAGAAAATCAGCAATGAATTAAATAAAATAAAAGACAAGTTTACAAGGCTTAGTTCGTTAGAGATTGCCGCAAAGGGTGGTGATTCAAGTGCATTAACAAGTTGGAAAAGACTTGCTACGTCATTACAAGGTGACATAGATGTGCTTGATAGCAAGATGAAACGTATTGGCTTCGTACCATCAGATGCATGGAACAATCTTATCGAAAAAGAAAAAGAAGTTGATTCACGATTAACAACACTTAAAGCAAAAATGGAATCTGTTATAAGTGGAAAAACTGTTATGAGTGACAATAGCTTTAAACAATTGTCAGAAGATATAGCAAATGCTAGAGGCGAATTGCAACAAATTTCCGATTTGCAATCACAAATGAGGCAAGAAGGCACAAATAAGGTTGATCCAATTTCAGGTCTTAGAGAAGGATTAGTCGGTGTTCAATCAGACTTAGATAGTGCCAGAGATCGTATGCAAGGCTTTGGACAAGCATCAGGAGAAGCGAGTAGTTCGTTTGATGCTACACAGATAATATCAATGCTCAAACAAGTTGCTGCACAAACAACTAGAGTTATTAAGAAAATGCTACAACTTGTAGGTGGAGCCATCAAAAAAGGATTCCAGGCTTTAGCTGGAGCCATAGGCAAAGTTAAAGATGCCTTAACCGGAACAGGAAAAGCATCAGATAAGTTTAACAAGTTTATGAACAAAGGCTTTATGCGAATCCTAAAATATGGATTTGGAATACGAAGTCTGTATGTAGGATTTAGGCGTTTAAGAAAAGCCGTTGTTGAATCATTTGGTGAACTTCAGAAAAGTGGTGCATTTTATGAAACCACAAGGGCAAATATTGAGGCATTAAAGAAAAGTCTGACACTATTAAAGTATCAGTTTGGTGCAGCTTTTGAACCTATATTTAATGCTGTCGCACCAGCTTTAAGGGTATTTATAGACCATGTGCTTAAGGCGATGAACGCCTTTTCTGCATTTACTGCAAAGTTAATGGGCAAGGATAGTTATTCCAGAGCCGTAATATCAACACAAGCTGTTGAGGATAACGTAAGTGGTGCTGCAAAGGCCGCTAAAGACCTTAAGAAACAGTTGCAAGGATTTGACGAACTGAACAATCTTACATCGTCAACACCTAATAGTGGAAATGGTAGTGGTAGTGGCGATGATGATTCATTAAGTGTGACATACGTTTCAGAGTCGGTGGATAATGTTTTAGGCGACTTTGGAAAAACTCTTGCTGACTTAATCAAAAAAGGTGATTGGGGCGGAGTTGGTACGGCTATTTCAGAAAAGTTAACAGCCGTATTAAAAGACCTTAATAGTAAGTGGCCTGAGATATTTGAAAAGGCTGCTGATTTTGGTACAAAACTTGCCGAGTTTTTTGAAGGTTTAATTACTCCTGAGTTGTTCGGTGAAATTGGAAAAGCATTGGGTAACGCACTCAAAGCGGCACTCACTTTAACATTTAACTTTGCTAAAACAATGAGTGAAGTGATTACCGAAGGCGAAAACAAAGGCAAGACAGGATGGCAAGTGCTAGGCGAATCCATAGCTGCCGGAATAAATGAATTTGTTAAAACCAACCCATTAAAATTAGTGGTTGCAAACTTTAATGAATGGGCAAATGGTATTCTTACTGCATTAATAACGGCAATAGATGGCATCGAATGGGACACAGTTGCACAACACATAGCAGATGCGATAGCCGATATAGATGCAAGTGGCATAGGTTGGAAATTAGGTAAATTAGCCAACAGTTTGGCAAATGCATTCTACACACTTGTTTCCAAAAAAGAAACATGGACAAACCTTGGGCAAAAAATCGCCGATGGTATTAACAATTTCTTTAGCGGAATGAGTGAAATCGATCCCAAAACAGGATTGTCAGGATGGCAAGCGTTAGGAAAATCCATATCAGAAACACTTGTGGGAATAGCAACAGCGATCACTAAGGCACTTGAAGAAGTTGATTGGGAAGAAGTTGGACAAGGAATTGCTGATTTTATAGCTTCTATTGATTGGACACAAATCAAATGGGCGTTAGGAGCGTTAGGAACAGCATTTAAAGAAGCACTTAAAGGACTTCTTAAGGGACTTGATATTGATGCAAGTGATATTGTTATTGCCCTTGCCGGAGTAGGACTTGTTGTTCAGTCAATAGCTGGAATCAGCCTTGCATCTACAATAACTAAGGTTGCACTTTCAGCCATGATTAAAAATGCGATTACAGGACTATTTGCTGGTGGTAGTGGAGCCGCCGCTGGTGGTGCAGCTGCCGGGGCGACTGCTGGTGGAGCAAGTACAGTATTGGTTGCTTTAGGTGAAGTATTTTCTGTTGCCGCAACTGTAGCTGGTGTCGCTTTATCTTTTGCAGCAAGTGCCGCTATTGGTTTTAAATTTGGTAACACCTTCGGCGAGTTTATAGCATATTGGTTAAAAGACCACGGGATTATATCGAGTGAAACAGCCGATGAATATTACGAAATTGCAGAGGAAATGTCATTTACTCAAAAGGTTAAAGATATTTTCTTAGCTGCTGGCGAAAAAACAGCCGGTGGTGAAAATCGACTTAAAAAAGCCTTTGAAGATATGGTTTACGATTGGTACGAGCCTGTCTTTGAGGAAGGTGTACAAATCACAGCAAGTGTCAAAGAACTTGTATTAGATGTTAAAGACTTTGCCGTTTCAATTGGTGGCAAAATAAAAACTGCCGCTGAAATATGGAATGATTTTTGGGGTGATGTTGGTGAAGCAGCTTTTGACAAGACCGTTTCTATCAAGATGGCTTTTGAAGATACAGTAGAGAGTTTTAAGCAGAAATGGGATGATTTCAAAAGTAAATTAAGTGAAAATGACATTGTTTTAGGTGTAAAGACAAAGTTTGAAGAAACTAAAGAATCAATTAAAGCGAAATGGGAAGATATTAAAAAGAAAACCGGTGATGTCTTACTTGATGTAAAGTCTAAAATTTCTGCAACGGTTAATAGTGACGAGGTAAAAACTCTAAAAGACACCATAACAAGTAAGTTTAAAAAATTTACCATTTCACCAAAGATAAAAACGCCTAAAAATAAGGCATTTAATGCCATAACTAAAAAGATAAGAGAGTGGAAAAAAGGATTATATGGCAAAGGTGTAACTTTGATGCACTTACCATTATCAATTGACGTATCTTCTAACTTAAATAACATAGGTGATTGGATTGATTCACATATTATTGATCCAATCAATCAACAGATGGAAACTGTGTCCAGGAGAACCAAAACGACATATAAAAGAATACAGTATGTCAAAAGGAGAGTCGGTGCAGAAGAAGGTGGTGCTTTATACGGTGGTGTATGGCACAATATACCACAGTATGCGAGAGGAACAGTTGATGCTTTTAAACATGGTAGTGTATTTGTGGCTGGTGAAAAAGGTCCAGAAGTTGCCGGACATATTAATGGCAGAACTGAAATCTTAAATAAATCACAGCTTGCATCCATCATGTACACCTCAATTACAAGAGGAATGGCACAGTTTAGGAATGCAAAAGTTACACAACCACCAAAGCCTGAATACATTGGTGGAATTGCTAATGCAATGGTTGAAGGCATTACACGTTCAAGTGATAATACATCAATTGCAGAACAGAACAGATTACTTCAGGAACAGAACGAATACTTAAGAATTATTGCTGAAAAAGAGTTCTCAGTAAGTAGTCGTGATGTATTTAAAGCAACAAGAAAAGAAGCACAAAATTTTAACAACCGAACAGGTGTTAGTCCGTTCGTATTTTAGAGGGAGGGATAATCTATGGCTTTTAATGGACAATATTATTTAAAAGTGGGTGATTATCCTATCCCACTTGAATTTATGGCGTATAAGTCATATACGTTTTCAAGAAACGTGCAAGACTTAGACTCATATCGTGATGCAGATGGTTTGCTCCACAGAAACGTGCTACCTCATATCGCACATAAGGCTGAGTTTGAAACACCTTATATGACGAAACGACAAGTTAGGACACTAATAGACAACATAAGAGCAAACGTAATTAATGCAACGGAAAACAACGTAAACTTAAGATTTTATGATCCTTGGACAGACACCTATAAAACAGGTGTTTTTTATTTGCCAGGAACATTAGAGTTTACACCATTTAATAAAAATATATATGAGCCGTTAAGGATTGCATTTATTGAATATTAAGGAGAATTACTTATGACATTAAATGAAGCAAACAGAATATACAGTAAGCCAATAGTAAAACAAATGCTTCTCACATTTAGTGGTGGTGCTGAAATTACTAATTCTGAAATATGTTCTGAAGAAATGTCATTGGAAGAGTCCTTATTTAGTGATGATACCTTAAAGTTTGGTGCCTGTGAGAGTTCGTGTTTTAAAATCCGTGTGGTTAACAACGGTTCTTTTAAAGGACAGACAGTTACAGTTGAACAGTTAATTGCTGATTCAAGTGGGCGAATAATCACAAGTGATGGAGATTATCTGACAGATGATGATGGAGATTATATATCATTTGCAGATGATTCGTCTGAACCTACATCAATTCCATATGGCACCTTTAAGGTATATTCTGACGAACCAAGTAACGACAGAATGTGGCGAGACTTAACTTGCTACGATGCTATGTATGACATAATCAACGCGGATGTTGCTGCTTGGTATCAGAATTTGACATTTCCTATGACAATAAAACAACTAAGAGATAGTTTTTTCACTTATTTAGGAATCGCTCAGAAAACACAGACTTTAGTTAACGATTCATTGTCAGTTGGTGGCAATTTTACTGTTGAAGGTACATTAAGTGGGAAAACAGTAATTGAAGCCATTTGTGAAATGAATTTTGTTTTTGGACACATTTCACGCGATGGCAAGTTTGAATACATAGATGTTACCGATGCAGAGTCTTTAACGTATGAATGGTATGTTGACGAGACAGGTAAGTATGAGGATTACACAACTGATTTAATTACAGGAATTGTAGCAAGGGCAGAGTCCGGTGATGTTGGAACAAGTGTGGGAACAAACACAAACCCTTACTACATCACAGATAACCCTTTAGTCTATGGCTTAGAGGGAACAACTGAGTTGGAAACAGCCTTAAACAATTTGTTAGATAAGGTTGAAACTTTTACATACAGACCTTTTGAAGTAGATACCTATGGTAATCCTTTAATGCCAATTGGAACCAACATAACTATCAACACCAAGAAGTATGATACGGAAAATGGTTATCAACCATTTGTGATCAATAGTATCGTTGTTAGACGAGAACTAAAAGGTATACAAGGTTTGATTGACAGTTTAGTAACACCTGGCGAAAAAGAGGTTGAGGAAAACGTAAACAGTATTCAATCAGAAATCAAACGTACTAAGGGTAAAATGCACATTATTGAAAATACAGTTGATACCTTTAAAAGTGAGATAACAAATGTCGAAAGTATGGTTGCATATACTGTCAATATGAGAAGTGCATCAACTTTTCCGTTTACAGTAATGGGCGACTTTTTGACAGAAGAAGAGTACGAAAATCTGATTGGTACAGAAACATTTATAGCCAACCATGATATAGACACGTATTATCCGGCAAACAAATATATGGGAAAATACGTTTTGGAAACAAATGGTGGTGGTGATGGCTTACCTATTCTTTATTCGTCAGATGGAACAGATTGGAATGTGTCAAAACAAGCAACAACACCTTTAAGTACACAAAGCAATACGAGAATATGGGAACATGAGTCTCAGGACAACGATAAGTTAATTGGTTTTGCACTAGAGGATAACTTGAATTATCTAGTAGCTGTTAGATTAAATGCAGACATAACACCATCTGCAAATGGGTTGTGTTTACAGTTTGATTTACCTGGATTATCTAATAGTGTGAACAGAACTTGTATTCGACCTGTTTACAAACAAGGTTCTCCATTTACCACAAGCGATATATTGTCAGATAGGCAACTTATTTATTTACAGTATATTCCATATAGTGATATTTCAGATGGTCCTAACCCTTACGGATTTAAGTATGTGTGGAATATGTTAGAGGATAACATTCAAAGAAGCACATCCGTTATCGAACAAATGTCGAATGAAATCGTACTTAAGGTAGATAGCAATGGACACTTGGCTGAAGTAAGTTTGAGTGCTGATCCTGACACGTCAGGTACGTCACTTGAATTAACTGCCGATAACATTAATTTTAATTCGTTTAACCTGAATATGCAGACTACGAATTTTGAGTTATCATCAAACAACTTAACGATAGACAAAAATGGTTTAATGATTGACGGAACAGATTTCACATCAACGATTCAATCTAACGTGTTTAAGATTGAGGATAAAAATAATTCTGCCAGATATACAAGTATGACAGGCCATATGATTAGTGTGTACATGGAAGGATTGTTAAATCATACATTAATGACACGTTTAACCGGTGGATTAGTGGTTTGCAGAGATACCGATTCAAACGAAGATGTGCAAATCAATCCAAGTGATATATACCGTTCATCTGCATGGGGTGGAATCAATACATCTTTAAATACTTCATTACAGAGTCTTGCCAACATAGGAAACATAATTATAGATGAACCTAATGCAGTAAGTGTAGGCAATTCAAGTTGGACAAGGGTAGGAAGTGTAACTTTGCCATCTGGCAGATGGATGATTGTTGCAACTGCGAGATTTGCAAGTAACAACACAGGGCGAAGAGGAATTTTGATTAGTACATCCTCTTCGGTATCGTCAGCAGATAACGCCGTTGGACAGTTGGCTGTTAACAGTAGTAATGCAACGTCCGGAAGCTATACATATGTTCAAACGCATTGGATAACAAGTAACTTAAGTAGTAGCACGACATTCTATTTACAGGCTTGGCAAAACTCAGGAAGTGCATTGTCAACCTTACCAAGAATAAGAGCCGTAAGAATTAGATAGGAGTATGCACTATGGATAAACCAATAGTAATGTTAATACACGAAATGAAAGACGGCATTTTTCGTGAAGTGAATCAGTATGTCAACAAGATACCAGCCACAATCATTTTAGACACGATAAATGAGATAAGGCGACAGTTGATAGACGAGGATAGGAAACAGTACGAAGATGCCTTAAAAGAATATAACGAAAGTGAGGGTAAAAAAAATGGCTGACAAAAGGATTATTGAGCAGACTGCGACAAGCGAAGTATTTGTCGATGATTGGCTTGTAAAAGACAGTTCAACCGAGGGTACAACAAAAATACGTCCGTCAAATTTAAAAGATTACATTGCAGCTGGATTAGTTCCAGAAACCATGGTCGCCGATGAGTATGTTACTACAAGTACATATTACTCAGGCGACATTTGTATTTATGAGGGTGTTTTGTACAAAGCACTCGAAGATGATATTACGGGCGATTGGGACTCGACTAAGTGGGATGCAATCACTATTTCAAGTGAGTTGGAAAATAGTGGAACTGGAAATGTAGCAGACGTATATGTTAACGGAGTTAGTGTAGTAGACGAGGGTGTAGCCGAGATTACGGTACCTGAGGATGCCGAGGACATAGCATACGACAACACAACAAGTCATGCACAGGCAACAAATACTCAAAGTGCATTAGATGAAGCATTTACAAGGACAGTCATTCTAGCTAATGCGGTTTCAGACATTTCTGATTCATATGCTCAAACGTATTATCCATTGCAAGGATATAGTGTAGGAGATTATGTTTTAAAAGATAGAACTCTTTATAAATGTATTTCTCCAGTCGCAAGTGGTGGTGAAGCGTGGAATCCAGATAAATGGGAAGAAGTAAAAATAGCAGATGAGATAAAAGAAGTCAACAGCACTATTGATAACTTGCTCATACAAAAGTCAATAGAAAATACAGACATAGCAACTTTCACCGATGGCTCAAATCTCCCAATGCCAAAACTGCAAGTCGGCATAGAGCCACAGCAAGACTTGCATGGCTATGATAGTCCGTGGGTTGGGGGAGCTGGGAAGAATAAGTTGCCACCTATACCATATCCATATGAAGCGAAGACGCTTGTAGATTATGGACACGATGTAACTTTAAATGGTTATACTTTTTCATTTACATTTAGTGGTTCATTTGTAAACGGTGGTGCAAGTTTTATATCGTTGCAAGATAGTAATGGTTCGCCTGTATCACAAATCTCTATCGAAAGCTACAAGAAAGTTTCGGATAATACAAATATTGTTGCAAATACAACATATTCTAACGAGAAGATTTATGCTTCAAACTCAACAAGCATTACTTTTAGAAAAATAGTTTTATATGCTTATCCAAACTTTACAAACGCAAAATTTGAAAATGCTCAATTAGAAAGTGGAACAACCGTCACCACCTTTGAACCATACGAAAACAAATGCCCTATAAGCGGACATACAGAGGAGAATGTGGTTGTATCACCTACCACAGATGCGGAAGATGGACAAACCCACAACATCCAATTCAAAGACGGAGATAACCCACTCATAGTATATGGTGCTACTCTTGGTGTGGTTAGTGGAAAGTTGGTGGTTGATAGGGCTTACGTTGATATGGGGACATTAAATTATACATACTCAAGTGGTTCAGCTTATTTTACAGGAAACATTCAAACGTGTATTGTTCCACAAATTTATTCAAATCATGCTCCTATATGTGAAGTATATAAAGGTATTAATCCTAACTATATAAACGCATTAAATGATGGCGAAATAATGTATAACACAACATTCGGTGCGGTATTTATCAAAGACAGCAGATACACAGATGGATATGATTTAAAAACAGCATTAAATGGTGTAAAACTTGTCTACGAACTCGCCACACCACTCACCTACCAACTTACTCCTACTCAAGTTAAGTCGCTTCTTGGTAGCAATAATGTGTGGTGTGATACGGGAAGAATATTAAAGTTAGAATACTTAGCAAATGCAACTGATGTTATAGCAAGCCTTGATGCACGTATTACTGCATTGGAAAATGCGTAAAGGGGGTGTGATGAATGAGTGAAATAAATCTTAATGGTGGAAGTAAAAAGATTATACTTAATGGCACTACTTATTACGCTGGTGGTAGCAATAGTGGTGGGGGTTCTACCTCTTTTACTAAAGTAGCAAGTGCTATTCAGCCTATATCTTCAACAAGTGATTGTACTTGGAATGAGAAAGCCACACTTAATCTTACAGATATAGTAAGTGGTTATGTTTCCTATAATTCAAGCACTAAAGAGATAGAAGTATTAAAAGATTTTGATGCAACTTTAGTTCCGTGGGTAAAAGCATATTATGGTTCATCTAGTGAAAATATGGGCAAGTTGCTTATTAACGGAGTGTCAATGATTGGTTTTAATAGTAATTCATCAAGTGAAGATACATACTCCACAGCTATTGTTCCTATTCACTTGTCAGAAGGTGATAAAATAACAATAATGGCTACAAATCAAGATTATAAAACTTCTACTTCTGCATCTGAACCCGGATGGCCAGGGGTTGGAATTGATATTTATGTTGGCTCACCATCGGCAACTGAATATAGACAATTAGATAAAGCAACTACTGGTGATGCTTATAACTTTATTTTCTAAGGAGGTGATTAAATGAATACAGTAGATAAAGTGATAAATGTAGCAGAGGAACAAATTGGTTATCTGGAAAAGAAAAGTTGTTCTGACCTAGACAACAAAACGGCAAATGCCGGATATGGCAATTGGACTAAGTATGGCCGTGACCTTATGAAATGGATAGGTTCACCATATGCAAACGGTGTGGCTTGGTGCGATATGCTCCTAGATTGGTGCTTTATCATAGCCTATGGACTTTCAACGGCTAAGAAAATGTTAGGCGGTTGGTCTGCATACACACCTACATCTGCTCAGTATTTTAAGAATACAAACAGATGGTATACCACACCTAAGATCGGCGATCAGATTTTCTTTAAAAATTCAAGTGGTACAATTTGCCACACAGGACTTGTGTATGCCGTTGACGATAGTTATGTATATACCATCGAAGGCAATACAAGTGGTGCAAGTGGTGTAGTTGCAAACGGTGGTGGTGTCTGCAAGAAAAAATACACTAAAGATTACGACAGAATAGTTGGATATGGCAGACCTACCTATGATGTGAAAAATGCCGTGAAACAGGCTGAAAGTTACGATAAGAAGTATGACAAGAATATAACAGCCATCACCAATGTAAACTTGCGAGTAGGTCCGGGAACAAGTTACAAACTTGTCAAGACCATCAAAAAAGGCGAACACGTCAGATGTTATGGCTATTTCACCAAACGCAAAAAATACAATTGGTACTTAGTAACCTACAATGGACGTACAGGATATGTATGCGGCAAGCGTGTAAAATAGGAGAACGTAATATGAGATTGAGCGAACTGAATATACCTCGATCAGAGTTGAATCATCTGATTGAAGAGTATGTGTATGTCGCTCGGAACAAATCTATATTTTATAAGAAGTTGGAAGGCTATACTTATGAGGAAATTGCAGAAGAGTATAGCCTATCAACTGTAAGAATAAAAGAAATAGTCAAAGAATGCCTTGATAAAATATCAAGGCATATCTAAACCATACATTTTAGGGATTTTCCTTTATTGGAGAATCCCTTTTTTTATTGCACTTTTATAAAATATTTGCTATATAATACTTAAATAAGAGGTAAAGGAGAATATGTTGAAATGGTTATTCATAGACCGCATAGGGGTGGACTTTCTGAAGCGATGGCTGAAAAAAGAGAGTTTGATTCATTAGAGGAATGTATTAATACTTTAATTAAGGAGTTTAATGCTAAATATTCATATGTTTTTCATTTAATTAGAGATGATATTTGTGTTTTGCCATATAGTGATTATGATGAACGTATAGGATGGCGCAATGTTAAGATTATATGTTGCGTGTCTTATGATTCCGTACATGACAAAAAAGGATATGAATCTTTTTTTGGAGGTAAGTATTATAATCCTCTACAAATATTTGGGTTTGTATCATCAGATTATAAATAACATTTGAAAATCATACTTTTAGGGTACTTTCACTTGATTGTGAAGGGACCCTTTTTTTGTTGTAATTTTGCCATGGAGGACAGAACTATGTATA